GGGAGAAAAAGCTAAGGGTGCTAACCCTTATGAGCTAGTGGGTATACGTTGCGCCATTCATTACTGAATTGCGTCGCTACCCGTAACCTCATGGCTTTCCGACGGTAAACAGATGCCCCTTTTAACGGGTTACCTGATACAAGTTGTGCATCCTCTAAAGCAAGGAGGGTTATCAACCTGTTATGGACTGAATTTTTAGTCCAATCCACATCTTCGGAAAAGTCAACGCGGCAACTATTATAGTCCATAAGTTGCAAGTATATTGGACCGTCTTGAGCACCGAATTCTCGGGCCGTAGATTTAATAGACGCGTAAGACCAAGTCTGCACATGCATGCCTGTTAAACGGCATTTTTGGTTCCACTTGACAAAAGGGCTTGTCTGCCCCGCATCAAGAGAACAGTGTATGTGCCCTTCTTTATCCTCAGTTGGAGGACCTAGAAGAGTGTTGCGGACCAGAGCAGGAAGGCGATGTATACAATAACGAGCCATATTGGTTCGAATGTCCACATCACCCAAGTGATAATCAAGAATATGATTATCAGTCCCGTGACTGTTAGCAACAAAGATAAGATCTTTTGCATTTTTGAGCTCTCTTTTTAAGAAGAGTGGCCGCACGTTCCGCCCATCGAAATAATCCATTCCACATGATTCTCGGAATGGACCAAAAAGGAAGGACTTGTCTACGTTAAGTTTAAAGCCTGAAAAGGCTAGAACTTCCGTTAGAACAAGCGCCATCCCAGCAGGAACTATGATATCATCACCGTATATGCTTATGTGATCGTCATTCAAGACGCTACCATCAGCATTTTCTGGTGTTGACTTTTTATACGGAAAACCAAGCTGCTTAGCAACAGCACAGGTCAATGCATAAAATATCATAGATTCAAGCTCGAAGGTAAACCCGTTTCCCATGGACGAGAATTTTGCCCATGGATGCTCTTCACCTTCTACCAACCCGTAAGGGCTACGTAGGGTGTTGAGCAGTATGAACCATCCTTCAGGGAGTAATTCCCGTACTAGCTCGGTGCTAAGAGTGTCTGATGCCATACTTAAGTCCAAGGTTACCGGACATAAGTCAGCAGGACCTTCCCAGCTTGAGCCGATGCGCGCTAGGTATTGATTCCTAGTTTGCGACCTTAGGTTGATTCCGGCTTGTTTTAGCTTTCGCTTTAAGCAAGAACCGACACCTAATTGAAGGTAAACGTTCATTAAGGGTTCGACTGCAATTGCCCTATGGGTAAGGGCAGTTTTAGGAACGAAGGTAACTTTATTATAATTGACTTCCACGAGTCTGGATTCGATAGCTGCAAAGCAGCTTCTAGACGGGGGAACATAGTCGCCGATTAGGTTTAACCCTTCCGGTACACTAATGTAACGCCGCCAAAGCGGATCCGCGAGGACCGCTGCTTCAGCAAGTGGAAATGCTCTAGTGGTAACGGGGTACAGAGCTGCAGAGTATTTATAAACTGCAGTTGTAGCATTACCTGTACACCCAATGGAACCACCTGGTCCATGCCGCGTGTAGTCATAGATCTGATTAAGATCTAGAGGACCTAGCCAGCGAGCGATCAACTGTCGCGCGATTCGAAGTGAATCGTGAACAACAGGCCTCCGTAAAAGGAGGCGATCGCCGTTTTTTCGAAACCATTTGAGGCGCTTATTGGTGTGGCGGCAAAGCAGTTCTGCTTCCCACACACGATCAATAGCTTTCCTCTCTGGATCGAGCCCGGCTACCTTCCCAAAAGGATATTTCTTTAGGAAGGACAGGACAGAAGTGGTGTCGTAATAGACACTCCACGAATCATACAACTGTGGATCGTTTAACTTCTGCAATTCGAAATAAGCTTTTATGGAGCGTTTGCTCACAGCCTCTTTAATTAGGCTCATAGTAGACTTTTCCAAATTCGGATGGTCCTGTATCAGTTTCTCAAGTAGCTGCCACGGTAAAGCGGCAACCTGACATGAGGAGAATTCCTTCTCAAATTGCACCACGAGTTGCTTTCGCAGAGCTCGTGAGGACTGGTATTTACGAATGTTCATACTAGTCTCCAAGTTTATACTAAGAGTTACACGATTGGGATCAAAGAACCTTTTGGGCCCCCGATCTGATCCGTAACTTTCTACGTTGAAGTGTTCTGCAGACATCGAACCAAAGAGAAATGTTTTCACACTCCTCCTCGGTCAGAACGTCATGAAATTTCTCCCAAAGGGAGTTACATGCGCTCATACGTTTCTGTAAGAACTCCACGCTCATATCATTTAGCCCAGCAACATCGGGCAAAAATGTTAGATTGCGGTATCTGTTAGCATTAATCATTATCCTGCGCTTCACAGCGGGGGACTTTTGAAAATATGCTAACATTACGTAGGTATCACACCTGTCTCGATAGCATCTTTAAAGATGTCATCTCGAGCGAGCAACGCAGCATTCAAATGAATGGCTGTACGTTGGGCTGCGGTCATGGCCACCGGAGTACTGGTGACTAGTGAAACTACTGACGGATACTCGATGCCATCTATCGTATGATATATGGTTCGCTTTAACGTCATTCGTTCCACGCCGGCCGAAGTCGATGTGGGCTTAGCTTGGACGCGTTTGAGGAGAACCTCAGAACGGTCTTCCCCTACCCCTTCCTTCCATCTGGCGATATCGCCGTCGGATTGGTATGCGAGGTAGTTCAGGCCGGTCCCGGTTGGGGCGACTAGGGTTGTTGCTAGTTGTAGGTCTTGCATAGGATTAAATCTCCTAGATTTTAGTCAGACCGCAATTAAATGCGAATCGTGGATTTGCGCGTCGCTGAACCTGTTATAAGTGCAACAGCATCCAACGCGCGTGAGACGTTAATTTTAACGTCTATGGGCGGAAAGTTAGCCAGAATCTCCAAATTGGAGGTGCGGTTTTTCGTCCTTCGATGTAAGATACCAGTTTGGCCTATTGAGCCAGCACGAGTATTGTATGTCGTCGGATGAGTACCCGCTGAATGTGAAGTTACTACCCTTTTAACGGTAGACTCCTCTTCAACTGTATAACCTTCTGCAAGAGTTATTATTCCTAACTTAGGACTGATTGCCGCTAGCCAATCTTGAACTGGTATAAACCAGTCAACAATAAAGCTATACGGCATGATTTCCCACATAGTTCCAGGAATATCAATCAAACCATAGTCACGTACGCTTTGGAAGCCAGTGGCCGCCACATAGTACAAGCTGTAAGCTCGCACGTTGATCGAATGATCAACTTCGAAGCGGAAGGTCTCAATGCCCCAATAAGTACCATAATCCAAAGGGATTTGATACTCTTGACGGGCGGAGTCCTTCGCAAAACCTCGCGCGATCTGCCTAATTTGAATTTCAGGCGGGTTGCTCGCTGCTTGCAGTAAACCTTGGACTTCTAACATTAGAGGGGTCCATCCGTATCGCAATTCGAGCCACCGCTTTACAGCGGTGTCTCTTGCGAAACGTTTGTACTCTCTTAATTTAGTGTGTCTGCCGGCGAATGCTCTTTTAACATCGCGCCAGCTCCCTTTAGTTACACCTCGATTTAACAGGTAAAGGCTTTTGGCCATACCCTGTAAAAGTCTCAAGGTTTTAGGGAGTTCCACTAAGCTAACACCTGTCTGGAACAAAACCGGGGAAACCCGATTTCGCGCCTTACGGGCTGCCTCATGAACGAGCACTTCGCTCGATTTCAGAGAAGGCAGCACTTGGTTAGCCAGCCGAATGGCTGGATTTCCCAAGTAATCAGTTATCGCTCCCGTTTCACCACTGTAAGTAGTGAGGGATTGGTCGATACTGTTTACCGTTGCCGTGTCCGTAAACCCATGAGAAGGAAAGCTGTATTCTTGCTCACCTGAACTCATGTTTTGGTTTACGATTCCACCGTTAGCGATGATTGTCTTATACCCAGGGGTGACTGTATCAGTCATTCCCCGGATCCTACCATTAAGCGTTCCTGACCAGGAAAGCGTAATGTCCGGTGCAAGAGGAGGGACGAGATCCACAGTAACGCCGACTTGTTCAGTCGCCGACCGTGTATCGTCATTCCTAGTGCGGGTGTAGGGTTTACTTTTTTCGTTGCGCATACGACCTCCATTGTATATTTAAGGGTTGGATCCCCCACAATATACACACGATGTATACATCGTTAGGAGGCGGAAGATGCCTGTTTGTTTCGGCATCGTGCCTCAATACAGATATTTGACTGACTGAAGAACTTAGGGAAGTTTCCAACCCCAACTCTACGTGGCTTACGCCGGTTGTAAAGTTGTTTAAGTTACCCTTCAGATTTACGGTCTCCTATCGTGTAAGACGTGATTTCCTTATCTACCACTGGTCCACGGATTACCGGACCCCGCACTCAGAAGCCCAACATCAACGTATCGATGTTGGCAGAGCTTAAAAAACGGGGAACTATGGTCTATGCGTCAATGGATAGAGAACTTTTTCCTAAGGGCTCTTTTAAGGGCTATCTTAGTAATAAAGCAACAGTTAGAGGGCCGGCTGATTAGCGTTAGCACGCCGGCAGATATTAACCTCATATGTTGATCTAAGGGAGAGAACGATTTACACTGTATGATGCACAGAAGTACCCCGCGAGG